CCAGGAAAATTTCTTCTTTTTAAAACTATATCTACTGTTTGACCGTTTGCTCCCGTACTAGCAGAGCCTGTGAATTTAACATCAGGGATTATTCTACTTATNGANTGATANANATCTCCTTCACCTAAATCGAAATCTGCGGATTCTATAAACACATTAGTCATAGCAGTGCCGTCATCATCATTACCTGTCTCATGATTAAATAAATACCCAACATCGTTTGTGCTTGATGTTGCTTTAGGGTCACTAAATATTCCCTCATCCAACCAACAAGTTCTAGAAAGCTCTCCTATCATCCATACGTTTTCTTCATAGTTGTAGGTAACATACCTATCGATAACATTACTATCAGCGGAACAATAAAACCAACCAACTTCATCAAAAGCTTTATTTACAAAACCGAATATTTGATAACTTTGTATTTGATTTAAATCAGAAAATACGTACTCATCTACAGTACAAGGAAGTTGTTGTATATTTCCTGAATATGTGTAAAAACCTTTTTTATCCATCCAAAACACCCCTTTCGGTGTGTTTATCATAGCGTTAGGTCCTACTAATCCAACCCCCTCATTTACTAAATTAATTGAAAAGGTAAAAGGCTGCCCTACAAATGTCATAGAATATAAAGACGTGTCAGTCCATATTAAAGTTTCTTGTCTTGCTCTAATTGCTCCAATAATTGACGACCCTGCTGAAAGCCTAAATGAGCCTGCTGTATTTGTTGGTAAAGGTTCCCATTCCTCTACGTTTTCTTGGTCGCTCCAAGCAATAAACATCGGGTCTATTGAACCTGTTCTAGTTGAGTTTTCTATGGGGTCTGCCCCAAAACAAATAACGTGTCTATCTACATCAGACACCATAACTTGTAATGCTTTTGTAGGTGTTAAATTAGCCCCCGATAAAGCAGATAAAGCAACAGCTCTTGTTCCTGTTCCATTAGATTTATCCCAATAAAAAACTCCTGAACCACGTGGGTTTATTACTAAGTCTTCTCCGAAATTATCGTGAGACCATAATCTTAGCTGATTTGTAGATTCTAATGAAGTAACGCTTCCCCATGTTCCTGCACCCCAATAATCAGACCCCCAACCCGTAGAAGGAATATACACATCAAGCCCTACATTTAATTGATAGGTTCCTACCACACTACTTCCACCATTCCCAGTATCAGAACTGTTCGCCGTAACAACATTACCGTCGGTATCTTTAGCTGTAATCGTGTAGGTATTTGTCGTTACAGTTAAAATTTGATATTCTTGATTTAAAACATTAGCAGAGATAGTTCCACCTAACCCTACTGCTGTACTAAAAGTAACAAAATCGTTAGCAACAGCTCCGTGTGCTGTGTCTGTTACAGTAAGAGTAGAAGAACCATTAGTTGCTGCAAACGTTACGTCTCCAGAAGCGGTAGTTGAACGTATAGGTGTTATATCGTTAAAAACTATTCCATCTATAACGTAGTATTTCCAAGTAGTTCCTAACCCTAAATACTTAGTTCCTGACAAAGCTACCCAAGCATGAAGTGCTCGTCCTGTGGCTTTAAAACTATTAAAACTAGCTTTAGCCCATCCACCTATTTTTTCTGGTAATCCTTTACGAAAACGAACTAAATTAGAGTTAACCCAACCACCCTCACTGGCATAGTCTGTAGCTTCTTTATTTATTCCTGGTTTAAATAAAAGTTTTTGAAGAGGCATTTACTCCTCCTATAAAAACTTAGTAAAAATAATTGAACCTACTATAAACGGATATATCCCCCAAAGAAGCATTTCTAGTCTTTTAAACTTTGCAGAACCTTCGTCCAGACGTTTTTCTATGTACTGATATCGAATAGTACATTCTCTTTCGTGTGCGTTAAGTTCGGCTAATGCATCCTTCACAGTAGGCATTATTTTTCTTTTGCTTTACCAATATTTAAAGCTAATAAATCAATAAACTTATAAAGTTTACCAATCCAAACATCATCTTTTGGTGTTGGTGTACTTGCTGCTATGATTGAAGACACCGTTACTATTGTAGTAATCCACATAATTAAGTCTGCCATTTTATTTCTCCTATTTTTCTTTCGTTGAAACTATAAATGTACTGTTTTAGTCTAAAGCAAATTGAATAAAATAGCAATCTTATAGAAAGTTAAACCATCCTGTAATAATATATTTTTCTTGGTTCTTAGATATTTGTCCTCTATGAGTGTGTGTCCACCCTGCAGGAAAAATAATTGTTGAACCTTTTTTAGCTTCGGTAACACAATCTTGATATAAAAATTCTGTTCCTCCATTTTCAACATTATTAAGATAAGTGCTAAAAACTAAATGTCTTTGTATAACATGAGGACCACCATCATTTTCTGCGTGCCATTTATAAAAACCCCATCCTTTGTCGTAATACTGTATTTTGGTATTATGGTTAATACCATAAAACTCTACATTATTTGCAAATTTATATTTTGAAACATATTGTTTTAGGCATTTTAATAATTCATCTCTATATAAAAAGTTTGTTAAATCTTCTGGAGTTATCATTACTTCTAATGATTTTTTAAATTTTTTATCTACTCTATTATTACCTACTGTACCGTCTTCTGCGTTATGTTTATTGCTGTTCCAATAGTCTAATAATTCATCAACAGCTTTGTTATTTATTTGATATTTTTCTATAAAATTCATTGTTTAAAATAAGAAGGTAATCCTAATAAAGGTCTACCATCAAACTTGTTTTCTTTTGCATCTTTACCACTTGCATCGTTGTAGTGTAAAAATACTTGTCCACAATCTTTACCTTCAAAAGGTTTTCTCCAATGTTCTAAATCACAACCACGATACATTAACATATCTCCTGGTTTTAAATTTACTTCAATATCAGGTTCTAAATATATTGACCATTTATCCCCACCTAGATTCATAGTAGTAGATATTTCACAAGAATATCTATCTTTATGTCTTTTTAACTCATCGCCTTTTTTATAGATTCTTGCATAAGAATAAGTTTCAATTAAGTTTAAACCCGATTCTTTTTCCATAATTGGTTTAACTTTTTGTAATAAAGTTTCCATAACTATATCTGAGTAATGTGAATAAGTTTCTGGTATTTGGTCATCATTCCAGACACCAAAGTATTCAGTAAACGGTGATATGAATCTTTCATCAAACAAGTGTCTTGCAACTGCTCGTTTATTTAAAAAGTATTGATAACAAAAATCTGCTAACTCTGTTGATATAGCTTTTTTAATTACTTGGTATTTATCTTTTTTAAAACTCATCTGAACGGATATCCTAAATTCCAACACACTAAGGAGTGTCGTGTTCCTTTGGTTACAGGTGTAACTCTATGCCAGACGAAAGAGGGAAAAACTATTACGCTACCTTTTTGTCTTACTTCTTCACATATTCTTGGTTGTGAACCTTCGTCTGTATTTCTAAAATCAAACTCTAAATCTCCACCCTCATATTCTTCAGGGTTAGTAAGTGATACAGTCATGCTAAGTTTTCGTAACTTGCCGTGCCTATTTAAGTCTTTAGGTTCGTCATAAGGCTCTTCGTATGAATCACAATGCCAGTCATAATACTGACCAACTTTGTATTCAGTAAATTGACAAGGCTCTGACCAATCCCATTGAAAATTCCACTCTGCATTTATATTTGCTTGATGTATGTAAGGATGTATTTCATTATATATCCATCTATCAGGCATCCATACAACATCTGATTTACGTTTCTTTTGAATGTTTTTTAATTGCTCTCCTGTAAGTTTTCTTTTGTTATTGTTTCCTGTAATAGCTATCTCTTTATCTTGTTCTTTACCATAACGTACTATATCGTCACATATTTTTTCTGGTATAGCGGATTTAAAATACCAATAATACCATTTAAGATTCATATTCTTTTCCTATGTGTTTATATTTTTCTATAACAGAAGGAAGTAAAAAATCTTCTATTGGGTATGTTTTCTTTTCTATTTTATCTGTTCTTATTGTGTGTAAATCTACATCACCAAAAATAGAATCATCATATTGCACACCTTGTATTTCAAATTGTTTGAGGTTTGTATAAGTATGTTCAAACTTAGGTATATTAAAAAAATCATAAACACTATTAACTGTACTTTGTGGGTTAGTAGTTAGTTGGTCGTATGTAATAAATAAATGTTCGTAGTTTTTCTGTATTAAAGGAATTTGCTTAATAACGTTTCCTAAAACACCTGTTTCTGGGTTCATAAAATAGTCTGCATCTATTCCAATATTTTCGTTTTTAACTTTAAATGCTTTTAATAATGAAGCTAAACATTCTAGCGGGTTTCTGTACAAAATTAAAAATTTAATCTTTTTATCAAAATACTTTTCTAATAATTCAAGATTGCCATCTGAGCCCCAATTACATCTATTAATAACATATTTTGTTTTAAATGTTTCAGAATAAGTATAAAAAGTTTTTCTAATAACATTATCTAAAGAATCGTGATGAGGAAAATTTAGTTGTTGGGGAATTTCTTCATTGGTTTTTATAAAATCAAGTTGGTAAATAATTTCAGTAAGAGGGCTGTTAGCTGTGAAAGTTATATCGGGGTTTTGGTTTAAGATACTGCCAAGTAGGGTGTTACCCGCACGTTGCATACTAATACAAAAATAAAGTTCCATTTAAAGGCGTAGACTAATTCCAGTCCCCGTCTTTTATTAATTCGTATACTTTACTTAAACTCCAAACACTTGATGCACTAAAATTACCAAATGGGTCGTTAACAGCAACAAATCCAGAGCCACCAGCACCAATACTTCGCGAGGCAGGACTAGGACCATAAGCTGAACCACCGCCTCCACCGCCTGTATTAACAGCACCTGCTGTTGCTGGCATAGTAGGACTAGAGCCACTTCCATATCCTGTTCCACCAGTTCCTCCTGGACCAGGAGCTCCTCCTTCGTTCTGGGGAGCTACTAGAGTGCTATCACCTGCTGCTCCACCTCCGCCATCTGCGTAAGCTACTGTTGAGCCTGTAATAGAAGAAGTTACACCTTGTCCGCCTCTTCCTCCAGTAACATTATTAGGGTTTCCTTTTTGACCAGCTTCACCTGCTCCACCGCCGCCTACAGCACAACCATAATTTGAAGATGGGCTTCTTGCTAGACCAGATGGAAAACCTTGATTGGCTGTACCCAAACCACCACCGTTTCCGTTAGTTCCGCCTGTACCACCAACACCATACCAAATACCAGCTCCTCCACCTGAACCTCCGTCTTGACCAAGCTGACTACCACCTGCAGGGTTTTCTGGTTTAGTATAAGCAAATCTGTCACCGCCACCACCCCCAGCAGCAGAAACAATAGGTCCAAAGCTTGAATCATTCCCTGGTCTCCAAGTTCCATTACCACTAATTGTAGAAATTCCACCTGCTCCAACTATTACAGGTATTGTTGACCCTGCGGTAACTGTTAAAGCTGGTTCTGCCGAAGCACCTCCTCCAGATGATTCTCCTGGAGTCGAGTTACGAAAACCTCCTGCTCCGCCACCACCACCTATGTGACCTCCAGAACCACCACCAGCAACTACTAAATAAGTTACTGAGGTTGTTTTAGAAGGTACTACATAGTTTGTACTGCTATTAAAAGATGTTACTTTTGCTGAAAAAACTGGTTCATGGTCTGCTCCGATTAGTTGACCTCTTTGATTTTTTGTAATAGACATATTAAACCTCGTTCCATTCTAAATTAGTAGCATCCCAAACGTAATCAGTTTCTGTTATTGGGTCAGTGCTGTCATTAAATGTTCTACCTATCCATCTTTGATTAGTTTCATCCCATGTTGCGTTAGCTCTGAGACCGCCTATATCTGTTGTATTTGGGAATGTTACAGGTGCCTGCCAGTCATCATTTGAATCTAAAGACCAAGATGGGTACGGTTGCGGTACCAAAAACTTATCTTTACTTGCATCGTAAATTAGACCAGTACCTGCATACTGTTTTCTAAAATTATGGTTATATGAAGTTTGTTTCCAAGCAACACCATGTTCTGAGTGCGGAATAGTTGATTTTACAAAAGTTTCTGATTCTGTACTTAACTCACCACCGTTAGCATCAACGTCTTCGTTGGATATTACTATTACTCGTATTACTACGTTATTACTATCAAGTTCTGCAAAATGAGCCATNNNCTAACCCCTTANGCATCATCGATAATTTCACCAGAAATTACATACTCTAAGTCACCATTAGCACTAGCTTGTATTCTCAACAAATCAGTTTCATCTAAGTAAATTGATGAGTTCTTATCTATAACTATTAAAGTTGAATCTGCTGGTACTGAAACTGTTGATGCAATAGCATAATAATTTGAACCATTGTTTCTCGATATTGAAATACTGATATCGGCTGCATTTGAGCCGTCTATGTTTGCTATGATTATAGTATTTACTTTGTATATTTTATCCGCAGGTACATCTATTACATCTACTGCTGAAGTTGTAACTGAGCCGCACATGTTAAATCCTAAGATGGATGTTGCGTTTACTATATTTACTGCTGCCATAATTGTCTCCTATATTATCCGAATACTAAACTAAAAGCTATAGCCCTGCCATTAGTTGCTACTCTGTTTGAATCTTCAAGCAATGCTCCTGTTACTGTTACGCCTGTTGAAGTTGTTTCTAACTTTTTAGAGTTATCGTGGTAAAGCTCAACTGCTCCATCACCAACCGCTTTTATCATTGTTTCAGCATTACTTCCGTCTGTATCTAAATGTCTTATGTTGAGATTTTCACAAGTATCTATATATGTAGCTGATGCTGAGGAATTTCCTCTTATAAAGTTTTCACCACCAGTATGAAATATTTTAAAATCTGAACTATCTCCAAAAACTGCTTCGCTATCATCACCAAGTTTTACATCGTGATTAAATGTTGCTGTACCTGCATCTGACATATCAAATTGTAGGGCAGTTATAACAGAGCCACCATCATTACCTTTTATACGGACATCATAATCTTGTTGCATTGAAGCAATATTCAAATCTCCATTTTCAAGACCTAATCTACCCATAGCTGTGCCATCGTCTTTTAAAGAAATATCTGCACCATCAGCATCAAGAATAATATCTCCTGCTACATCTATTGTTAAATCGCCACTGGATAAATCTATTTCAGTTCCGTCTATGGTTATGTTGTCTATAGAGACACCTGCATCTGCTGTTACCACCCCTGTAACTCCTAGTGTTCCGCCAACAGTAGCATCATCTGTGACAGTTAGGTCATCTGATACCGTTAAATCATCAACGGTGGTAGTCCCTGCTAAGTTTAAATCAGTAAAAGCGTCGACTATTGCTGCTCCAGAACCTGCTCCGTCTGAATAAACAGCTTTTACATGACCTGCTGGTATGGTAACGTTTGTACCACTACCTTGAGAAATTATTATATTTTGTGAACCAGATGTAGCGTTTTCAATAAACCACATTTTACTAACGGTATTTGGACCAATAGTAATAGTACAAGCTGAATCAAGTGTACCTGTGTATTTTAAAAATATAGACCTTCCAGGGTCAGTAGCACCATCAGCGATAGTTGTTGTATGCGTGTCAGCGTTTGTAGTTATTGCTTCTGTGCCAAAACTAAACGCCTCTGCAATTAATTCTAAATTAGTGTTTGTGACTTCTCCCCATGTACCACTAGCATCACCAGTAGCCATCTCGTTAAGTCTTAGGTCATTTACGTATGTACTTGCCATTTCTATTCTCCGTTTTGATTATACCCTATTTTTTATGTATTTGTTAAGCAACTTCTTTCCAATTTGGTGTTTGGCTATCTGGAACAAGACCCCAAACGTTTACTCTTGGAGTAATTCCTGTAGCAGAAACACCTTCAGACACTACTACAGCTTTAGCTATAACAGTAACAGTTCCTACGGCTGAAGTTCCTGCAAACCCTGTAACTGGAATAGTATTGCTAGTTGCAGTAGTAACAGTTCCTAAGGCTGACGTTGCTGTATTACCTGTTACAAGCACAGTAGCTCCTGCTGTAACAGATTCGTCTCCAAGACCACCTGTTGATGCAGTACCAGTAACTCCTGTAACTGCCGTACCTAATACAACTTCATTACCTAGTGCTGAAACACCTGCGTTACCTGAAGGAGAAATATTTGCTTCTGCAACAACCGTTTCACTTCCTAGTGCTGAAGTTCCTACGTTACCTGCGGCTGTTATATCTGCATTTGCTGTAACGGTTTCACTTCCTAGTGCTGAAGTTCCAGAAACTCCTGTAACGGAAAAGACGGCAGTGGCGACAACGGTTTCACTTCCTAGTGCTGAAGTTCCTGCAAGTCCTGTTAATACTATAGGTGCAGCTTCATTCCAAGGACCCTCACTCCAAGTAGCTCTGCCCCAACCCGTTACATTAGCCATAGGTTATTAGGCTATTCTTATAATAGCGTTCGAAGCGTCTGCCGTAGGGAATTGAATAGTAAAATCACCGTTAGTTGATGTTTTATCTCCTCCAAAAGCAAGAATACATACAGCAGGGTCTCCTGACGCACTGTCATTAAAAATCATTGCTCCGTTTGCAGTAAGAGTTGCTGAACTAAAAGTTAAATCAGCAAAATCAGTTAAAGCAGTTGTACCTGATGTTGAAGGGTCTACGTTTGTTAATGCAGCTCCTTTTGCGGTATAACCTGTTCCACTTACTTCATTACTTGTTGTATACGCAGTGGTTGCTGCATCTAAAGAAGCACTACTTGTGTAAAGTGCTAAATTAAATGTATTACCGCCTGAGTTTTTAAAATTATGTACTGCCTCCAGAAGTTCTTTTTTGAAAGACGTACACATTGCTTGTGATATTGCCATTACAGCCTCCTTATAATATCAGCCATATCTTTATGACCTTGTTTTTCTAACAAACCAGCCACCGTTGCTCTATCGCTACGAATAGCTTGTTTCATATATAACAAAACAACTGCTTGTATGTGTTCTTTAAATGCTTCTGCTTGGGCTTTAACCATAGGGTCTGCATTATCACTAACAGCAATTAGTCGCTCTATTATTCTTTCTGTCCAATATTCTGGACTTAAACCTTTATTGTTCGTTGTTTGAACAGTTACCTGTCCCATTGTTGTTTCTGTGTCTACGCTAAACATTCATGGTCCCCTGTGGCATTATTTTTACTTGGTCGTTTCTAGCTTCATCTCTCACGTCTTTATACTCCCCTAATAATTTTAACATCGCTAAAGCCTCTTGATACTTTTGTTCGTATAAACCTATTGTGTTAGGGTCAGACTTCATAAATACAGCTCCCTCTACTAAAGAACCATATAACATCGCATTAGGAGCATTATCAGATAACCATGTTTGATTATCATCTCCTACAGTAGTTAGAGAGTTTGGTCGGTAATTGTAGTGAAGTTCAACATCATAATTTGCATCAGGAGTTGGAGCTATAATAAAGCTATCATCATCAAACTGAGCATAGTAAAGGGGTTCGCCTGTTGTTGTCGGTAGCGGTGTGTAATCTCTAATCCAAGAAACGTGTTTTAACAATAAGTAACTATAGTTTCCGCTTCCGTCTATTAGTGCTAAACTAAACGGTGATAAAAAATCGGTGGGCTTACTTAAATAAGTGTTTCCTGTAGTTACTACTCCGATAACGTTTTTACGAAAAGTTGGTAATTGTACAGACTTTAAAATACGTTCTTCTGCGGTTTGTATAAAGGTATCTAATGTATTTACAAATGTGGTTTCAGTATTATCTAAATAATTCTGTATTGCTGTTTTTAAGCTGCTGTATGTAAATCCTGCCATTATGTTATACTCACCGTTACACTTCCTAAACCACTAGTAGCTCCTAATCCATCAAACTTTGTTCCTATGGGGTCTGATTGAAAAGTCATCCCACTTCCTGCGTTCGTAGTAATTATAACTCCTAATTGACTTTTAGGTAAAGAAACGTCAGGTCTAGGTTTCCACAAAACCTCTGCATCTGCAGAAACAACTGGAGGGTCTAGTTGAGGATGTTTGGGTTCGTAACACTCTTGGCAAGTTCTGAAATTTTCCCAATTACCTCTAGCTTCTTTATATGGATATCTAAAACCACAAGTATCACATATAAAGTAAGCATATTTACCTGAAGCGTATGCCATTAGATATACTCATGTTTTGGAACAAGTCTTAAAGGTGAACGGTCTTCATCGTACCTTATTGCATTAGCTAAGTCTTGTTCGTATTGTTCCTTCATTATAGCGAGTTTTTGTACATTCTTTTTTAAACACAGATAATACGCTAATCCTGAAACTACACAAGGCATAAACCTGCTTGGTATATCTATATCATTAACCTGAGCAGTATTGTCTTGTATTCTACGCCAGACATAGTAAACGAGTTTGTCCGTTGAGTTCTCTGGTGTTGGATAAAGATGAAGAACAGGTTCTTTTAGTCTTTCCAGCCAAAACTCTGTTGACCTTGCCTGTGTAGTTTTGTTCGGAATATTAATATATTCGTTTCTGTCTACTCTATCTAAAACGTAGTCAGTAACAGTATTGTTTTCTGTTCTTTCAATATATGCATCTAAAATATCTATATCAAAAGAATTAAGGGTGTACTCGTTAGTTCCTTGTGTTAGGGTAAGCTCTACTTTAGAAACTTCCCACATCTGAATGCCTCTGTTTGACCAGTCAGCAAACATAATGTTTAAAGAACGTCTTGCAGTTACTGCATCATAAGACGTACGAGCTTCCAATCCTGCAAGTTCGTACGCTTCTTCGATTGCGGTCGCTACATCTAAACTAAATGCACGAGTTCCTGAGGTCGCCATATTAGTTGTAATATGCTACAAAAAAGTCGCAATTAGCTAATACTACATAAGCCCCAGTGTTGAACTTTACTCCATCNTTAGGAAGGTANTGGTCAAACTGTTCGTTTGCTGCACTACCNAATTTAAACTCTATTAGAAGTTTAGTTCCACTTGCACTAGTTCCGTCATATATTTTTATAGTGGCGTCTGCTGCACTTGCTTGTGCTTGAACAGATTGAATTCTTATTGGTCCTAAGTTCGTTGCTGTTCCAGCACCACTACCAATATATCCTTGTAGCTGTCCTGTGGCTGCTAAAGCCTTGGACGCTTTTACATCGGATGAACTCATATTATTCTCCTATTATGCGTCAGCAAATGGAGTTACTACAGTACCAGAAGCTAATACTATACCTTCTACTGCGTACTTAGCTGAACCAATAGCAGTTACTTTGATAATAGTTCCAGCTATACCGCCCTTAGTAGTACCGTTTAAAGTAATAACATCATTACTAGCACCTGAAAAGAATGTTTTACCTGCTGCATCGCTTTTACCCAGATATAGTCCACCAACAAATTTATCTGTGCCATCTGTAAGAATATCCATATCTGTAGCTGCTGTTTCTACTACAAAAGTAAAAGTAGCACCTAAGTTATTAGTTTGGTTAGGGTCATCATCTCTTCCTGGAGCAGTAGCTACGATACTTGGTAAAGTAAATTTACCGTCTGCATCGTTACAAGTAAGAATTTTACCTGCGTGTGCATCTACTGTTAGTGTGGTGTCTGCAGTTAGACTAACTACGTTAGCATTACCTGCTGAAATAAATCCTGCTAATGATTTTACAGGACCTGAAAATGTTGATTTTGCCATATTAAGTCTCCTTAATAAATTCTATCGTCTTGGCTTGTCTGCTAGGTCAGTCGATAGATTGTTTGTATTAATCCTAGAACTCTTGTCATGATACATCATTAAAAACAAAAAAGAAAGGGAGCCGAAGCTCCCTTAATTCTTTCACGAAAGTGAATTATGCTCCAGGGGAACCGAAGATACCTCTCCAGTCACTCCAACCAAAGCTGTAACGTTCTCTAGCTTTGTATCTTACATTACCAGTTTCGAAGTCACCTTCCATACTAGTTGATACAGGAGTTCTAACGAAGTGTTTTAATCCGTTAGGTACGTCAGTTTTGATAAAGAAAGCATCAGTATCTGTTAGATAATGGTTTACAACATAACCTTCAGAAATCATTCCCATGTTTCTGATTGCATTGATGTCATTATCTGAAGTACCAACTCTTCCAGGAGTTTCCATCAGTCTATCTGCTACAAATTGTAAAGCAGGTGGAATGATAAGTTTTCTTGCCTGAGCATTAACTTTTAGATTTCTTTCATCTTTGAAGTCAGCGATGTCAATCAACGCTTGTTCAAGAGAAGTTTCGTTTAAGTCAGCTGCTGTAGACAACTCGTTTCTTAAATCCACGTTAGCAACAGTAGGATGGTCAGTAGCACAAAGCTCTTTTCCATCTCCACCAACATATGAAGAACTAAACGCATTGTTTAATACGTTAGCTGCTTTCACTTGCTTAGTTTGTTGCATAGACCTAGCTAAAGCTCTTGTATATCTTGAAGAAAGAGTATCATAAAGATTATCCTCTATTGCTTCTTCAGTCAACGCGAAAGCTAATGCTACGGTTTCGTGTGTGAAACGTGATGTCCAGGATTCTTGAGCTGTATCGTAAACGACCGCTGCTCCTTCTCCTTTAGTCGGTGCTTCACCAAATCCACTTAACATTACTTCTTCCTCGAAAGCTCTTTCAGAAGTCTCGGTATCGAAGATGTCTTCGTGTTCGTTATTATATCTCTCATACTCTAATCCAAAGAGAGCATGGAGTCCTGGTACTAGTTCTTTAACTAGTTGGGCTCTATTAATTGCCATTATTTATTCTCCTTAGATTATACAGCAAATGTATTGGTTGGGAATGTGAATAATCCTCTCGCATATTGACCTATTTCATTACTAGGTTGCGAAGCGAATCCAACACATAACGCCACACCACTTGATGTTGTTGCAGTCACACCCTCTTTAGACCTACCGTTGTTCGAAGAACCAGCAGTTGTAGAAAGAGTGTATTTGTTACCGATAAAGCTTACTGCTGGTGTTCCAGCTGTAAATTGAGCTTCGTAAACAATTCCTGGGTCATTGTAAAC